CCTGGCCCCCGCCGGTGTGATCAAAAACGACAAGCAGGTCGTTGAACTGTATGCCCGGCGTATTTGGGGGGCCGAAGACAGTACGCACATCATCGTGAAGGGGCTATGACAGAAAAAGCCGGGCCTCTAAGCTGAGGTCCGGCTGTGCCCATACTATTCGTAATGCTTGCGGCATGAAACGATGATGATCGTTTCGCCCTGGATGCGGTAGACGAGGCGATGCTCTTCGGTGATGCGGCGGCTCCAGTAGGCGCTGAACTCGTGTTTGAGCGGTTCGGGCTTGCCGATGCCGGAATAGCCATTGCGGTCGATGTCTTTCAGCAGGGTGTTGATGCGCTTGAGGATCTTGCGGTCTTCCTGCTGCCAGTACAGGTAATCTGCCCAGGCTTCGTCGGTCCATGTTTTCAGCATGGTTTAATCGTCCTCGATGAGTTCGTGAGGCGTCAACTGTCCGGCTTCGGCCTGGGCGATGCTGCGACGCAGGTGCTCGACGTTGGCGCGTGTGTAGAACGGATCGCGCTCGATCGGGAAGGGGATGCGGTTCTCGCGGATCATGGCCTTGAAGAACAGGTTGACGGCGGTCGTCGGATTCATTCCGACGTCGGCGCAGAATTCCTCGACCTGGCGCTTGAGATCGGACTCAACACGGATGGACATGGTTGCAAGTGGCATATAAATCACTCCTTTCACGTAGATTATACCATGAAATGAAGACGATGCAATACAAAATAATGCTATGTATGTTTAAATGGAGGTGTTGAACGGAAACATGACTGAGGATCTGTCTGAAATCAAGCGGGTGCTGCGGTCGGTGTTCTGGATTCAGAAGAGGCTGGACGCTGATCTGCTTCATCTGGAACGGCTGCGGGATCGAGCCGAGAGTATCGGCGCTTTGCGCTACGATCGGGAGCCTGTACAAGGCGGCAGCGGTGAAGCGAATCCATTAGAATCGGCGGTGCTGGCGCTTGTGGATTATGAGCGTGAGGTCGAAAAGAAAACGCGTGAATGGACGGCTGCCCTTCGCTTGGTCTCGGACATCATCAACGGTGTGCCGGACGGCAGGCTGCGAGCTCTGCTCACGTATCGTTATCGTGATTTCTGGCATTGGGAGAAGATCGCCTGTGAGATGAACTATTCGTGGAAGCAGGTGCACCGTCTGCACGTTCAGGCGCTGGTCGAGGCGAAAAAATCGTATGAGGCGGTCAAGATGACACACAATGACACACTCACCTGTGATAAACTGTAAACTGTGATGAACGGACAAAAGACAGAACAAACTCCCTGCACAAAAGGCCGAGACCTCAATCCTGAGGCCCCGGCCTTTTGCATGGCTGAACGGAGGTGAAGCCGCGGTGTGTCTAACTGAGAAGCAGAAACGATTTATCGACGAATATCTGATCGACCTGAATGCCACGGCGGCTGCCGCTCGTGCAGGGTATAAGGATCCGAATAAGGGACGTCAACTGGTAACGAAAAGTAACGTTTCGCAGGCTATTGCCACACGTCTGAAAGACCGCCAGCAGCGCACGGAGATCACTCAGGATTATGTGCTGCGGAATCTGAAGAAGATCGCCGAAAAGTCGATGGGCTACTCTGACGCGCCGCATCAGCAGGCTGCCACGAAGGCGCTCGAACTGCTGGGCAAGCATCTGGGCATGTTCAGAGAGTCGGTGCAGATGGACGGCGAGCTGCGGATCCAGGTCGACTATGGCGACGGTTAAAGTCTCGTTCAATCCGGTCTTTCGGCCGGCCAATGAAACGCGCTGCCGCTATCGGGCCATGAAGGGGAGTGCCGGCAGCGGCAAGAGCATGAACGTGGCGCAGGATTACATCCTCAAGCTGATGGATCCGCGCTATCGCGGCGCGAATCTGCTGGTCGTCCGCAAGGCGGAAGGCTCGAACAAGGATTCGACGTTTGCCGAGCTGTACGGCGCGATCACGCGTATCTGCGGCACTCAGGCGCCGATGATCTGGCAGGTCACGGGCAATCCGCTGGCGATGACGTGCCTGACGACGGGCGCGCGGATCATCTTCCGCGGCATGAACGACGCCCGCCAGCGTGAGCGCGTGAAGTCGATCAGCTTGCCTTCGGGCAAGCTGACCTGGATCTGGGTGGAGGAAGCGACAGAGCTGGAAGAGGCCGATGTGGACATTCTCGACGACCGTCTGCGCGGCGTGCTTCCCAATCCCAATCTGTACTATCAGATCACGTTCACGTTCAATCCGGTCAGCTCGTCGCACTGGCTGAAGCGGAAGTATTTCGACATCGAAAGCCCGGACATCTTCACGCATCACAGCACGTACAGAGACAATCGCTTTATCGATGAGGGCTATTACCGCCGCATGGAGCTGAGACGCGTGCAGGACCCGGAAGGCTACCGCGTGTACGGTCTAGGCGAGTGGGGCGAGACGGGCGGGCTGATCCTGACGAACTACCGCATCGAGGATTTCGCCGTGGCGGATGACCGCTTTGATTCGCGCGTCTACGCTCAGGACTTCGGATACAATCACGCCAACGCCATCCTCGACGTTCGTTTCAGGGACGGCGAGCTTTATATTTGCGGCGAACTGTACTGTTACGAAAAGGACACGACGGAGATCATCGAGATGGCCGAAAGGCGCGGGCTGGATAAACGCGTGCGGATGTGGTGCGATTCCGCCGAGCCGGACCGCATCAAGATGTGGCGGCGCGCCGGGTATCGTGCCCTGGGCGTGCGCAAGGAGCCGAACAGCGTCAAAGCGCAGATCGACTATCTGAAAGGCACAAAGATCCACATCCATCCAAGCTGCCGGAACACGATCAAGGAGATCGAGGCGTGGAAGTGGAAGCGTGACCCGCAGAGCAACCAGTATCTCGATGAACCGGTCGACGTGTTCGACGACGCGATGGCGGCGCTGCGGTACAGCATAGAGGAAAAACGGCGCGCGGGAAGGTCTCGCGGCCCCGTGTACAAGCCCCTGGGCTTCTGAGAGGTGAAGGAATATGTATACCGATTACAGTTTTCTGGAGCCGGGCGCTGCGTGGCCGCCGAAGAACGAGCTGGAACGCGCCAGGCTGAAACGCTACGGCGACAACGACGCGCTGTTCGACGGCCGGCACGAGTTCGTTTTTCGCGAGGTGTGGACTCGGCTCTTCCGTCGCGATCCGCTGATGAAGATGAGCGTGGAGATGTGTCTGCCCTGGCCGAAGCGTTTGTCGACGCTGTGGGCTGACCTGCTGATCGGCGAGACGCCGGGTGTGAGTGACGCGAAGAACGATGAGCTGACGCAGTACCTCAGCGATCTGGTCAAGCGCCTTAATCTGTGGCGTGCGGCCTATCAGGCGGCGATCGACTCATCGCGCTTCGGCGATGCCGTTCTGAAGGTGCGGCGCGACGATGCGGGCCGCACGCGCGTGGCGGTGATCCATCCGTCGTGCTGGTTTCCTGTCGTGAGCGAGACCGACAGCACTGAAGTCGTTGCGCATGTGCTTGCCTGGCCGACTGGCGAGCCTGAAAAGGGCACCGGCCGCCTCCAGGTGGAGATCCACGAAGCGGGGCGCGTGGAGTATCGTGTGTATGATCACAGCGGCGGCGCCCTCAATCCGGCTGCCGGTATCGGCAAGCTGCTGGACGTGCACGACGAGCAGACGAACGTCGATTCGCCGCTGGTCGTGCACATTGCCAACACAGCGACGAGCGGGCGGCTGTACGGTCACGACGACTATTCCGACCTGACGGCGATCCTTCAGGAACTTGAAGTCCGCTTTGCTCAGAACGCGCGGATCCTCGACAAGCACGCGGATCCGAAGATGTTCGGCCCCGATTACACGCGCAAGGACGAAGAGACCGGCCAGACTGTGGCCGACATCGGCGACTATGTGCCGCTCGACGAAGGCGAAACGCCGCCCGGATACATTGCCTGGAACGCGCAGCTCGACAGCTCGTATAAACAGATCGAGGAATTGATGCAGCAGTTTTACATGCTCAGCGAGACGAGCCCGGCCGTGTTCGGCGATGTCAAAAACGGTCTGGCGGAAAGCGGTTCGGCGCTCAAGCGTCTGCTGATGGTCCCGCTGGCAAAGGTGAACCGCATCCGCCTCGACTTCGACTTCGGGCTGAAAGAAGTGATCCGCCTGGCGGCACTGCTTGACAGCGGCAAGGCGGTCAAGCCGGTGATCTTGTGGAAGGACGGTCTGCCGGACGATGAAGCCGAGACTGTCCAGGTCGAAGCGACGGCCGTGGCTGCCGGCATCACATCGAAGCTGAGCGCGATGAAGCGCGCCTACGGTTACGACGACAAGCAGGCTGCCGACGAGCAGAAGCAGATCGAGAAAGAGACGCCGGCGATCGCCGAGCCGGTGAACTTCGCCACGGAGACGGACCACAATGGCGACAACGGCAGCGCCTAACAGAAAGGAACCGTTCCACCGCGTCTTTGGAGACGAACAGGCCACGCGCCTGATCGAGCTTTACAAGAGAGCCGAGAAGGAGATCGGCACCAAGCTGCTGCGCGCCGTCTTGAAAGCCGGCACAAAAAAAGCCCTGTCCGTCCGAAGACTGGAACAGGAACTGAAAGCCGTCTACAAGATGCTTGATGAGCTGAAAAAGGCCGGCGAAAGCGCCTCCGCCGAGATGGTCACGGCCTCATTCAACGGCGGTATTGCCGTCGCCCGAAAGCAGCTCAAGGCGGCCGGCATCCCGCTCATCGCCGAGATGGGCGGCGTGCATGAAAAGGCGATGAAGGTCTATTCGTCGATGATCGGCGACCGCCTGGCCGACGTGGTGACCACTGCCGGCCGGACGACGGCCGACATCTACCGCCAGCTGCAGCTCGACAGCGTGCTCACCGGCACCGTCGCCGGATACGAGACCATCAACACGACGATCAGGCAGATGGAAAAGACCGGCGAAGCTCAGGGCCTCGTCGCCTTCGTCGATCGTGCCGGCAAGCAGTGGAACATGAGCACCTACGTCGAGATGCTGGCGCGTACGACGGTGATGAAGATCCATAACGAGGCTGTCAAAAACGAGTTCGTCGCCCACGGCGAAGACCTCGTGATCATCTCCTACCACCTGCCGACGTGCGAGATGTGCAAGCCCTGGAACGGCAGGATCGTCAGCCTGACTGGAGCGACGAAAGGCTATCCGACGATGACCGACGCCGAGGCGGAAGGTCTGTTCCATCCCAACTGCCGGCACGCGTTCAGTTTGTATATTCCGGATGAATCCACTGGAGTAATCGGGAGCGATGCGGCGAGAGAAACTGAGACTGAAGAGCAGCGGCAACTTCACGAGGCTCAGATTGCGGAAGTGGAGAAACAGCTTTTGAGTACACCTGAAGCAAGAGATTATTATCAAAAGATAATGTTGCCTGGTTTAGAATCTGATTATCAGATTATAAAGAATTCTGGCTTTGAAGATCAGTTTATTCAAGCTATACAAAATGCTGCGGAGCGATTAAAATCTGAAGAGACAAAGATAGCAATTAGGATTTGGAATTACGACATTGAAAAAATGTTAAACGATGGCCGTTTTAAATCGCAATTTGAAACGCATACATCAAGTGGAGTGGTTAGCGTTCAGAAAAGAGCTTATGTTGAAAGACATCTTTTAGGCTTGGAAAATGCTATATCTCCTAAAAATCGTCCGATATATGGCTATCTGTCTGATAAACCTGCTGAACATGGCATTAGAGCAGAAATCTATGGAGATATAGCAGTCGTACTCAAAAATGAAGTTAAATATCGTTCAACGTGTACGATTGGCGATTCCTTGGATAAAATGCTACGGCTTGAAGTAATAGCTCAGCCGGTGACAAAGATAGATAGGCGTTTTGTTGAATTAAAGCGATATAGAGGTCCAACGCTTAGCAAACAAGAAAGTGAAAAGCTAATAAACTCGATAAAAGAGATTGGCACAAATAGTAACCAAGAGAATGCTTATACTGAAGCGCAAATCTTCGGCCAGGTTTGTACAAAGGATATAGAAAAAATAATTTTTACGGGCAGCCCTCCTAGTGAACGTATTGAGAAACTGTTAAAAGATAAGGGAATTCCATGGGAGGTTCGCAAATGATTGAGTATGGGCTTGATCCTCAAAAAATAAAACTACGGATTATAGCGCAGGGTGGAAACACGACTTTTGTTATAAAGCTTGTAGAGGTCCCTTACCCTAGAGATGTTGAATTTATAGAGAAACTCAAAGCGGATGCGAAAATGGGGAAGGCTGCAAGCATAGAACAACTAAAATGGTTAGAAAAATCGCATTGGGAACCATCTGAATGCGGCTTTGTTTACGAACGGGGAAAAGCTTATAGAGGGTGTATTACTAATATTGGTGTGCCTTTTAAATTTATGCCCTATTTAGAAGCAGCCAAAGGCGATGAATTCACCCAAGAAGAGCTTCAACAGATCCTTGCGCTTCCCCTTCAGGAAGAGTACGAAAACAGCAGGTGAATTCATGAACCTCAACCGCCTGCCGCTTAAATTACAGCTGCTTTTGTCGCTGTACGGCATCAAGCTCTGGCCCGATCAGGAAGAGATCCACAGCGCGTATAAGTCGCTGTGCGACAACGGTCTGGTCACGGATTCCGATAAGCCTGAACTGACAAAAGCCGGCGCAGCTGCCGCGGCGATGATTCTTTACGCATCAGGCGAAGAGCAATGAGACACACAACCACATAACGACAAGGCGACCTCCGCAATGGAGGCCGCCTTTTTCGTACACTCACGTCACTGAGACGGTAAAAAACAGGAGGCAGCACAATGGCAGACAACAACACCAGTACCAACACGCCCCAGGGCGGCGCAACGGCTCCGACTTCGCAGAACACGGCGAATGCGGGGACGGGAGAGCGGACGTTTTCTCAGGCTGACGTAGACCGCATGATCGCGGACCGCCTGAGCCGCGAACAGAAGAAATACGCGGATTATGACGCGCTCAAGGCGGCCAAGGAAGAGCTGGACAAGCTCAAGGACGGCCAGAAGAGCGAGCTTGAGAAGGCCAACGCGGCCAGGGAAAAAGCCGAGGCGAAGGCGAAGGAGTTTGAAGCGAAGGTGAAGCTGATGGAGCTGAACGCGCTCAAGTCCAAGCTGGCTGCCGAAGCCGGCATCCCTGCCGAGTTTGCCGATCGGATCCGCGGGGAAGACGAGACGAGCATCAAGGCAGATATCGAAGAGCTCAAAAAGATTTTCCCGCAGCGTGCAGCTGTCGGCGGCCGCGGGGCTCCGACGGCGAACAATTCGCCCGCGACTGATCTGGCGTCGCTTTACGCGGACGCGATCAAGCGCGGCGCGATCGAAGAAGCCATGATCTACAAAAGGCAAATGTACGAAAAATAAACCAGGAGGAATGACAAATGGCTAATGTTTCTGCAGCAGCAAACACTTTCAACCTGCCCAACTATGTGGGCGAACTTTTCCTTGTCGGCGGCAACCAGACGCCGTTCCTGACGATGATTGGCGGCCTGTCCAATGGCGGCCGCGCCGTTGCCGGCTGGGAGTATCCCGTTTCCGTCGAGGAAACGCTCAACACCGCGGCTCAGCCCGACATCACCGAGACGGCTTCGCTGACGGCTCCTACGCCGACGACCTACGTCCCGACGCAGACGACCAACGTGTGCCAGATCTTCCAGCGCCAGGTCAGCGTGTCCTATGCGCGCATGAGCGACAACGCCACGCTGAGCGGCCTGTCCCTGCTGGGCACCAATCCGATCACCGACCCGGTGGAGCATCAGAAGATGCGCAACCTGGAGCAGATCGCGGTCGACGTGGAGTACACGATGCTCAACGGCACCTATCAGCGTGCGGCGGCTGCCGTCTCCGGAGGCGCGGCCGAGAAGTCGAACAAGATGCGCGGCATCATCACGGCGATCACGACCAACGTCGTGGCAGCCGGCGGCGCCCTGACCAAGGCTCATATCAACACCCTCGTGGCCAGCATGGCCGATCACGGTGCGCCCTTCAAGAACGCGGTGCTCTTCGGCAACAGCACGGTCAAGCAGGCGATCACCGCCCTGTTCGGCACGACTCCGCTCGGCGCCGTGCCTCAGAGCCGCAACGTCGGCGGTCTCAACATCGAGACGATCGTCACCGACTTCGGCGAGATCGGCGTGGTGTACGACCGTTACGTCCCCGCCGGCACGCTGCTGATCGCCGACCTGGCGTTCGTGACGCCCGTTTCGCTTGCTGTCCCCGGCAAGGGCCACATGTTCTATGAGCCTCTGTCGAAGACCGGCGCCGGCGAGAGCGGCCAGTATTACGGACAGATCGGCCTTGCCTACGGCCCCGAAGTCTACCACGGCAAGATCACCGGCATCACGGGCTAAAGCGATGCGTTTCCGGTCTGACCATTACCCGAGTATCAGCATTTTCGTCGGCAGCCGCTGCGCGCGGTTTGCCGGCGGATTTTTTGAGACCGACGACGCGGAGCTGATTTCGGGCATCAAAAAGGCGAACGTTGAGGGCGTCGTTCCCCTTGACGAGAAAAAGGAGAATGCCGAATGTCCGCAACCCGAGAAAACGCCGTCGCCTACTGGAGCGCCCGCCTCGGCGGCGACGCCTTCACCGGCGAGACCGAAGAGCGCCAGGAAGCGGCCCTCGTAAGCGCTGCCGATTCGCTGGCGCCGTATATCACTGGACTGTCTGAGACCGATGTCGAAGCAGCGACTTACGAACAGGCCCTTTGGCTGCTTGGCGCGCGCGCCGCAGCTCAGGCCGAAGGCGTGCAGTCGTTCAGCGTTACCGGCCTGTCGGAAACGTACAGCGTCAGCGGCCGGCCGCTCAGCATTGCCCCGTCTGCCTGGCGGATCATCAGCTACGGCGTCGACGGCTCTGGCGGCAGAAAGCGCGGCCCGGTATGGCTCTCGTAACGGGATATCTGCGGCAGAAGTGCCAATGGACGCCGCGCACGGCCGAATTTGACGCGTTCGGTCAGCCGGTCATACAGGAACCGCAGACGATCCGCTGCCGCTGGTCGCTGAAAAGCGGCTGGGCGCGCGGCGTGATGGGCGACGGCTTGTCGGCGTCGAGCTATACGAGCACGGTCATGGTCGACGCAAATGTCCGTGAAGGCGATACGCTGACGATCGACCTGAACGGCTATACTGCCGGCGGCGTAGTCAAAGCTGTTGAGACGATCGTCGATCTTGCCGGCAAGGAACAGGGGCGAACGTGCTATGTCTGACGTGCGTGTCGAGTGGAACGGCGACAAAGCGGCGGACAAACTTCAGCGCGTCGTCGAAGAAATGCTCTGGCTGGCCGGACAGGACGCGATCACGCAGGCGATGAACAACGTGCCGCTTGATACGGGTACGCTGCGCCGGTCCGGCACAGTGACGGTCGAAAAACTGCCCGATGCTGCGGCCGTGTACAGCGAAGCGCAGAACGGTACCGGCAGCCGCGGCAAGACGATCGGGACAGAGGCGCCGCATACGGGCGGCAAATTGAGCGATCGGCGCGTGTTCGTTTCGTATAACACGCCTTATGCGATCTGGCTGCACGAGTCGCCGGACTGGAAGCCACGTGACTGGAAGATCACAGCCGCCGGCAACCGCGTCACGAAGCCGGCTGTCGGCGGCTGGAAGTGGCTTGAAAAAGTCTTGCCGCAGGTAAAGCGCCGCTGGGCGTATTACGTTGCGCGGGCTCGGAGAAAGGCGGGGCTGTTATGACGCTGGCTGAATCGATCTGCGCGTTGCTGACAGACGCGGGCATCGAAAACGCGTTTATCATCGACGCGCCGGAAAGCACTCTTGACGCCGGTGCGGTCGTGATCATCCCGTACAGCAGTGACAGCGAAGAGTATCTGCCGATTGGCACGCAGTATTTCCAGGTCCGTGCCTCGGCTGCGACGTTCCCGGCGTCGGAGAAGCTGATCTGGCAGGCGTTTCGCGCTCTTGCCGATCAGACGCCCGAAAATGCAGACCGCCGCTGTTTGAGCGGCATCGTCGCGCGCCAGGAGCCTTTTTTTCTTGGCAAGGACGGCGCGCGTTACGTTCATGAATTCAACGTGCAGATCACTGCACAATGGAAGGAGTAATCACACATGCCTGACAATACGAAAGAATATGACATCGGCGCTGGCCGCGTGTATTTCAAAGGCCCTGGCGCCAGTTCTGAGGTCGAACTGGGCGATACCCAGGGCGGCATCAAGGTGAGGGCCACGCTTGAAACGACGGAGATCGAAGTGGACCAGCAGCTGGATCCGGTCGATGAGATCATCACTAAACGCACGATCGAGGTAGAAGCGCCCTTTGCAGAGTTCTCGCTTGAGAATCTGGCGCTGGCGTTCCCCGGCTCGACGCTTGTGACGGACTCCCAGGACAGCTCAAAGAAAAAGCTGGTGCTCGGCTCCACGTCCGGCGCTTCGATGCGCGATTACGCCGGCGAGCTGCGAGTTCATCCGCTTTCGCTCGAAGATACGGACAAGAGCAAGGACTTTTTCTTCCCCTGCGCTGCACCCATGGGCGACTCGCTGGAGATCAGTTATGAGAAGACGGCACTGAAGCTGGTCAACGTCAAGTTCAAGGCGTATCCGTCTCAGGCACAGGCCACGCTTGGCCAGACGGTCGTGATCGGTGATCCGTCGGCGACGGCTTAGGAGTGACACCTGATGCTGAATCTTGACGAACTGCTCGGTGAAAAGAGATCCATTCGCTGGAACGGCAGGGATTATCCTGTCGAGGAGATCACACTGCGGACCGTCCTGAAAGCCGACAAGGCGATGCAGGACGCGAAAGACACGCGGGACGTGTGGCAGGGAATGTCGCAGATCGTGAAGGAGGTCGTCCCCGGTCTGGATGTGGACGCTGTGCCCGTCAGAGCGCTTGAAAAGCTGTTTGCCTACGTCGTCAACGGGGAGGATAAAAAGCCCCCTTTGGCAGCGGAGCCGGAACCGGCGACGGAGACGGCGGAAAAGAAGTAGATATTACAGAGA